AAAGCATCCGACCAAGAGAGATTTTTCAAAAAAATTTTTGGAAGGGGTGAATAAAATGAAAGTGATTGCACAGACCAAAGAAAATATGATTGCCCTTGGAATTTACAGACCTGAATTTGATACAACCATTTCTATTTATTCAGGACTTGTTGAACAATATCAGGCACTTGAAAAAGAGTTCAAGAAAACAAAATTCACTGTTGTTGAAAACACAGGATATAGTGAAAACAAAAAAAGGGCACCGATTGTTGCAACCTTGGAATCTTTACGAAAAGATATTCTGCAATATTCCAATGCACTTGGTTTGACACCTGCAGGATTAAAGAAGATCAAAGATTCCATGAAAGGTGACAACAACAAAAAGCAAAGCAAATTGGAAATGGCGTTGAGTAACTTTGGAACATAAGAATTTTGAAGTGGTTTTGAAATATGCAAACGATATTGTGAGTGGGAAAAGGGTTGCATGTAAAGAATTGATTCAAGCTGCACAACGATTTCTTGATGATTTGAATGATGAAAGATATGAAATAAGATACAAGGATGCAGAATTTTGTATTGGCATCATAGAAAAAACCTTTGTTCATATCAAAGGCACGGCAAAAGGAAAACCTTATCTTCTTGAAGATTGGCAGAAATTCATTGTGTACAATGTTTCTGCCATTTATCTTGCAGGGACAGATGAAAGAAAATACAAAGAAGCCTTTATTTTTCTACCAAGGAAAAATTCCAAGACATTTTTTGCATCTGCACTTGCATGGGCATTGTCACTATTGGAAAGAAAATATTATTCCATTGTTTATATCATTGCAACAAAACTTGATAGGGCACTTGAATCATTTTACAACATACTTGAAAACCTTGAAATCATGGGTGAGAAACAAAACTTCAGGATACTTGACAACAACAGTGAACATTCAATCAACCGTTCTTTTTATGATGAAGATGGTGCAAAGATTGGGGCAATCAAAATTCAGGCACTTGCATCTGATTCCAAAAAAGCAGATGGATTGAATGCAAACTTTTTTATATTGGATGAAATCCATGCCTACAAAAATGCAAATGAATACTTTGTTTATAAACAGGCACAAAAATCTTATGTGAACAAATTATTGATTGGTATCACAACGGCAGGTTCAAACATGAATAGTTTTTGTTATCAAAGGTTGCAATATTGCCAAAAGGTTTTGAACAAAGAAGTTGAAGATGAACAATATTTTATTTTCATAACCAAGGCAGATAATCCTGATGATTACACCAATCCTGTTGAACATGAAAAAGCGAATCCAAACTACAACGTGACCATCAGGGCACAAGATATTTTGGCAGAATCCCTTCAGGCACAAAATGACCCAAGTGCAAGAAGTGAATTTTTGAATAAGTCTTTGAACATTTACACCAATACTATGACCGCATACTTTGACATTGGTGAAGTTCAAGTTTCTGATGAAGATGCCCAAATGGAATTGAAAAAGAAATTATCCATTCCTGCAGATCAACCAATCCCAATTGAAAAATTGGCAACCTTGAAAAATGTTCAATGGTTTGGTGGGGCAGACTTATCCAAAATGTTTGACTTAACAGGGGCATGTATTTATGGCAGGTATGAAGATATTGATATCACCATTACACATGGATTCATTCCCATCACACAAGCAAAAGCAAAGGCAGATGAAGACAACATCCCTTTCTTTTGGTGGAAGGATAAAGGTTGGTTGACAATGACCAACAGTGAATTGGTTGATTATGAAGAAGTGGTGAAATGGTTTGTGTCAATGAGAAATAAAGGATTCAAAATCAAGGCAGTGGCATTTGATAAATACAATTCAAGGGATTTTGTCAGAAGCATGGAACGGCAAAAATTCAAGATGGAAGAAGCAGGGCAACAGTTTTGGAAAAAGTCTGAAGCCTTCAGGGAAATGGAAAGAAAAATCAAGGCAAGACAATTCACCTTTCTTTCATCAAAGGCATTTGAATATTGCATTGCCAATGTGAAGGCAACAGAAGATGCAGAAGAACGTGTGAGATTTGAAAAGGTTGGTGACAACTTCAGAATTGACTTGTTTGATGCAACTGTTGTTGCCGTGAAACAGGCAATCATTTCACGTGATAAAAATAAAAAAATCAACACTTGGTTTGATTGAAAGGTGGTGAAGGTTTGTTTGGGAAAAAGAAAAAGATGAAGCAAAGGCAGACACCTGTTGCCTTTTGGCTGCAAGGCGAGGATGCAAAAAACATCTTGATGCCCCAAGGATATATGCCAATTACAAAAAATGAAGAAGTGAGAAAATGCATTCATAAGATTGCAGACCTTGTTTCAAGTATGACCATCATGTTGATGGAAAACGGCACTGATGGTGACATCAGATTGAAAAATGAATTGTCAAAGAAAATAGATGTGTATCCAAACAAGTACATGGTCAGGAAGAATTTTATTTATAAGATTGTTCAAGATATGATTTCCACAGGGAATGCAGTGGTGATGCCCAAAATTCAGGATGGTCTTTTGGACAATTTGACAATTTGGGATATCAACAATGTTTCTTTTTATGGGAATACTGAATCCTATTACATCCAATATAAATTGCAGAAATTTGACCCTGATGAATTATTGCACTTTGTTTTGATACCTGATGAATTAATGCCATTCAAAGGGCAGGGGTTCATCCCTATTGTGAAAGATACAATTGCAAACATCATTCAAGCCAATACAACCAAGACAGGATTCTTGCAGTCAAAATGGAAACCGTCCCTGATTATCAAAGTAGAATCAGATGCAGAAGGGATGCAGATCAAAGAAGAACGTGAAAAGATTTTGAATAGTTATGTTGGAGATACAGAACAGGGTGAACCGTGGATTATCCCTGCATCAGAAATTGATGTAAAGGAAGTTCGTCCATTGTCCCTTCAGGATTTGGCAATCCAAGAATCAATTGAACTTGACAAAAAAGCCGTGGCATCCTCTTTTGGGATTCCTGCATTCATGGTTGGGGTTGGTGCATTCAATAAAGATGAATATAACAATTTTATTTCATCCGTGATTATGCCAATTGCAAAAGTGATTGAACAGGAATTATCCAAGAAAGTAGTTTATGCCCCAACATGGTATTTCAGGTTCAATGCAAAATCCCTGATGCAATATGATTTGGGGGAATTGACAACCCATGTGAAAGAAATGGTGGCAGGTGGAATGATGAACAGGAATGAAGGAAGAAATTCTTTTGACTTATCACCTGTTGATGGATTGAATGAATTTGTTGTACTAGAAAATTATATCCCTGTTGCAGATGTGGGCAACCAAAAAAAATTGAAAGGTGGTGAAAAATCAAGTGAAGAATAGGGAAAAAAATATCCGTGATTTTAGGACATCATTCAAAATCACACGTGATGAACAGACCCCTGAAGAAAGAATTGTTGAGGGGTATTTTGCATTGTATGAATCTGAAACTGAATTGTGGGAAGGCTCTTATGAAATCATAAGTAAGGGTGCATTTGACAGTACATTGAACAAAGATGTTCGTGCTTTATGGAATCATAATACACAATATGTTTTGGGCAGAAGCAAAAATGGTTCCCTTCAATTGAAGGCAGATGATAAAGGATTATTTGGCACAATCAAATTGCCAAATACACAATATGCAAATGACCTTTATGAACTTGTATCACGTGGGGATATTGACCAAGCATCTTTTGGATTCAACATCATAGATGAAGAACTTGAAGAACTTGCAAATGGATACAGATGGAGAATCAAAGATATTGATTTGCATGAAATATCTGTTGTCACATTTCCTGCCTATGAGAACACAACCGTTCAGGCAAGGGAAAAGCAGGTTCAACAATTAGAACAAAGGAAATTGCAAGAAAAGAAAGATGAACTATCAAAAAGATTAAAGGGGTTGAATAAGTAATGCTAAAACAATTAAAGATTGCAAAAGCTATTGAAATCAAAAGAAACAAATTAAAAGAACTTGAAACAAAAATGGGTGCCATTAAAAAAAGAAGTGATGATACACAAGCAGCCTTGGAAGAAGCAAAGACAGAAGAAGATATCAAAACTGTTGAAGCAGAAATCACTGAAATTGAGAAAGAACAAGGTGAAGTGGAAATTGAAAAGAAGACCATAGAAGCAGAAATCACTGAACTTGAAACAGAACTTGAAGATGTCAAAGAACGTGAATCAAAAGCAACAAAGACAAAGCAGACACGTGACAAAGGAGATGTTGAACATATGAACCGTATGCAAGTAAGGGAATTATTAAAATCAGGGGAATACTACAAAAGAAGTGATGTTGTAGAGTTCTATGAAAGATTCAAAAATTTACGTGCAGTGACAGGTGGGGAATTATTAATCCCTGAAGTTATTGTGAATAGAATCATGGACATCCTTGGTGATTATTCAACTATATACAATCTTGTTGACCGTATCCAAGTAAAAGGAACGGCACGGATTCTGATTGATACAGACACCACACCTGCAACATGGGTTGAACAAAATGCATCATTGCCAACAGGTGATGTTGGAACACTTGCATACCTAGACTTTGATGGATTCAAGGTTGGTAAAGTGACATTCGTGGATAATTATTTGTTGCAGGATTCAGTGATTAATCTTGACCAATATGTTGTCCAAAAAATTGCACGTGCCATTTCACTTGCACTTGAAATTTCAATCTTAAATGGAACAGGACTTGTTGGAAAACAACCAACAGGAATCATTCCATCCATCCCTGTTGGAAATCAAGTTAATGTTGTTGAAGGTTCACCAATTGCAGACTTTGTGAAACCAATTGGATTGATTGACACAGGTGAAGATGTGGTTGGTGAAATCACGGCAATCATGAGAAGATCAACATATTATGCACATTTCCTTGAAATGACTATCAACACAAATGCCAATGGTGAAATTGTTGGCAGATTACCAAACTTGGTTCGTCCTGATATTCTTGGAATCCCTGTTGTCTTTTCAAACCATATGGCAGTGGATGAAGTTCTTTATGGTGAATTTGACAAATACACACTTGTGGAACGTGAAAACATTTCTATTGACAATAGTGAACATGTTCGTTTTGTTGAAGACCAAATGGCATTCCGTGGGAAGGGCAGATTTGATGGGAAACCAACAAAACCTGAAGCCTTTGCACTGATTACAATTACACCTGCAGTTTAATAAATAAAACATAAAAGGAGATTTAAAAATGACAAATGAAAAACAAAACATCCAAAACAATCAGGCGAACAATCAAGCGAATCAACAACAGGTTCAAGAAATGGTTCAAAAACAGAATGAAGCAAAGACCGTGGTGAACGGCAAAGTGATTCCATTATCACAGGCACAACAAATGGAAGAACAATTCAACAAGTCGAGCAGCCAAACAGGAATCCAAGCACATCACGATAATTCAAGTGAATCAGTTCAGGCAGGACAGGTTGCCCAATCAGGACAGTATTCACAACAAGCAACATCCAATGCACAAGCACAACAAAACATCAAAGCAGTAAATGTTCAAAGTGGACAATCACATCTTGAAGGAATGGGTTCAAGTGCAGGACAACAGGCAATGACACAAGAACAACAAATGCATCAAGAAGACCATGAAGCCATTCAGAAATCTATTGATGCAAAAGCAAAGGCACGTGCAAAAAAGGAACAGTAAATGGAAACATTATTGAACCTTTTGAAACTTGATTTGGGCATCACACATAATTTGCGTGATGCCTTTTTTCTTCAATTACTGAAAGGAACCATTCAGGAAATTGAAAGAAGGGGCATCACTGTTGACATCACAAGTGCAGATGACCAAATGTTGATTGTTGATTATGCCTGTTGGACATATCGAAAACGGCAAGAAGACATCCCCCTTGCAAATAATATTCAACACCGAATAAGAAATAGAATCATCAAAGAAAGGATTGCCAAACAAGATGCCATCACTGAAATCTAGTATTGGAAACCGTGACAATATTTCTTTGGATGATTCCTGCATCCTTTTATCCCAAACATCCATCATGGATAATTTGGGGCAACCCATTATCACTGAAAAACCTTACATGGTATTCTGTTCAAAATTATCGATCACAAGGGCAGAATTTAATGTGGCAGGACAGCAGGGGCACAAACCTGAAATGATGATTGTGGTTGATTCAGATTCCTATGAAAAAGAAAAGAAACTTGAATATCAAGGGAAAAGATTCAACATCTACAAAACATATATGAGGGTTGACGGATTCACAGAATTGTATTGTGAAGTGAATGCCAATGACTGAAATTAATGGGATTGCACAAGAAATTCAAAGACAACTTCAATATTATGCAAGGGATGTTGCAGAAAAGGTTGAAGAAGCAAAAGAAGAAGTGACAAAGGTTTTGAAACAGGAAGTTGAAAGGGATTCCCCTGAAAGAAGACCATCCTATAAAAAAGGATGGAGAATCAAAAGGGGAAAGAAATCCTTGATTCTTCACAATAAAACAGATTATCAATTGACACATCTTTTGGAATATGGACACGCATTGCGAAATGGTGACAGGTTTGAAGGGAAACCGCATATCAAACCAAATGAAGAAAAAGCAATCAGGGATTATTTAGATAAAATTGAAAGGGCAATTGAACCATGAACATATCTGAATTAAAACCCATTCTTGAAGCAACAGGATATCCTGTTGCTTATTTGCGATTTTATGAAACAGAAAATGAACCTTTGCCTGAAACACCTTTCATTGTTTATTTGGTTGCCTATTCTTCACACATGATGGCAGATAACAAAGTGCATCATGAAATTGAAAATGTACAGATTGAACTTTACACAGATAAAAAAGATTTACTTGCAGAAAATAAGGTTGCATCTGTTTTGAATGAAAATGAATTGCCGTATGCAACAACGGAAACTTTCATTGAAAGCGAAAATCTATATCAAAAAATATATGAAGTGAGGTTGTTCTGATGCCTGAAAATAAAGTGGTATTTGGTTTAAAAAATGCACATTATTCAGTGATAAGTGAAGATGATGTGACAGGTGATTTGGTTTATGGGACACCTGTTGCCCTGAAAGGTTCAGTGGAAATTTCCTTGGAACCAAGGGGTGAAACATCTGATTTCTATGCAGATGATATGTTGTACTATACAACATCAACCAATGCAGGATATGAAGTATCATTGACCGTGGCGAACATCACCAACGATTTCAGAAGGGATGTTCTTGGTGAAGTATTGGAAGCAACTGATTTGGTTATGACCGAAAACACCAACCAACGTGCCAACAAGGTTGCATTCATGTTTGAATTTGATGGTGACCAAAAAGCAGTAAGACATTGTTTATATAATTGCACCGTAACAAGACCAAGTTTGACATCTGCAACCAAGACAGAAACGGCAGAACCGCAAAACCAAGAATTATCATTGATAGCAGCCCCAAGGGAAGATGGGATTGTAAAAAGAAGTACAACTGTTGAAACACCACAACCTGTTTATGATGCATGGTACACGGCAGTGTATGAACCTGCAGTGGTATAAAAAAGGATGATTTGAATGGAAAAAACGATTGTCATTGATGGCAAAAAGGTTGGATTCAAAACCAATGGGGCAACCCCATTGAGATACAAAGCACAGTTTGGAAGGGATTATTTCAAAGAAATTATGAAACTTGCCCCTTTGGAAAAACTGATGGGAAAAAAGAATAAAAACTTTAATGTTCAAGATTTGGATGCACTTGATTTTGAAGTGTTTTACAACATATCTTGGGTGATGGCAAAAACATTTGACCCAACCATTCCTGAACCATTGGAATGGTTGGAACAATTTGATGAATATCCAATTGCAGATATTATTCCTGAACTTCAGGATATGATGATTTCTTCTTTTCAAACTTCAAAAAAAAAGTAAAAACAAGGAACAGTTCTGATGGTGAAGATTTGACAACAGAATTGTTCCAAGTTCTTGCCTATCAATCAGGATTAAGATTTGATGATTTGTCCCTAATGACCGTGGGAATGGTTCTTGATTATATTGAAGAATTTATTGACCATAACAATCCAAAAAAAGTGAGAAAAAGAAAAGCATCACAAGAAGATTTTGATGCATTTTAGGGGGTGAAAAATCAATGGCAGGAAATAGAATCAAGGGAATCACTGTTGAAATTGGTGGCGATACACAAGGACTTGACAAAGCATTAAAAGGTGTAAACGACACAAGCAAAAGTCTACAAAAAGAATTAAATGATGTTCAAAGACTATTGAAATTTGACCCTAATAATGCAGAACTTCTTGCCCAAAAACAACAATTATTGAATGACACGATTGAAAACACTGAAAAGAAATTAATGAATTTAAAAGAAGCACAAGGACAAGTTCAGGCACAATTTGAACGTGGTGACATTGGTGCAGATCAATACCGAGCATTTCAACGTGAACTTCAGGACACAGAATCATATTTAAGAAATATGCAAAATTCCCTTCAGGATTTGCAAGACGAACAACAGAACCAAGCAAAAGCAACCCAAGAATTGAACCGATTGTTTGAAGTGTCAGGCAGAAGTCTTGAAGATTTTTCAGACATTCTTGGTACAAGAACAGTAAGGGCAATTCAACAGGGCACGGCATCATCAAGGGATTTGCAAAGGGCATTTGATAGGGTTGCCCAAGAATCAATTGGTGCAGGAAGGGATATTGGTGAAGTTCGTCAGGCACTTCAAAGATTGGAATCAGGTGAAGCATCCATCCAAGGTGTCAGAAGGGAACTTCAAAGATTAGAAGAAGATTCTGCAGATGCAAGGGATTCAGTGAAAGACCTTGGAAGTGAACTTGGTGGATTGGTTGGGGGTGCGGCTGCAGGATTAGGATTGGATGCCATCTTTGAAAAAGCAATGGATATTTCCAATCTTGACACAACCATTGAAATATCAATGGAAATCCCTGAAGAATCCAAACAAGCCGTGAAAGATGCAGTGGCAACTGTTGGTGGATATATTGGAGATAATGAACAAGCCTTGGAAGGTGTCAGAAAACAATTTCAACTGAATGCAGATTTGACAGATGCAGAAAACACAAAAATTGTTGAAGGTGCAGGAACCATTTCAAGGGCATATTCAGAAATTGATTTAAGTGAACTGATTCAAGAATCATTTGAGATGGGCAAAAGTATGGAAATCACACAACAAGAAGCCTTGGGAATGACAAAGACCCTTCTTGATATGGGATTTCCACCTGAACAATTGGACATCATCACAGAATATGGGGCACAATTGCACCGTGCAGGGTACACGGCAGAAGAAATCCAAGGGGTGTTTGCTTCAGGAATTGAAACAGGTTCTTGGAATATTGACAACCTGATGGATGGATTGAAAGAAGGAAGAATCCTTCTTGCAGAATTTGGTGAAGAAGTACCAAAAGCAGTGCAAGAAAGTTTGAAAGGTACAGATATTTCTGCCCAACAGGTGAAAGATTGGGGCAAAGCAATGGCAGAAGGTGGCGAAGCAGGACAACAAGCCATGATGGATGTTGCCATTGCCCTTTCAGGTGTGGAAGATGATGTCCAAAGAAATGCACTTGGAACCAAATTTTTCGGAACCTTATGGGAAGAACAAGGGAAAAACATCACCGATACCATTAGAGGTGCAAAAGAAAAAACAGGGGATTTGGCACAAAGTACAAGGGACTTAAATGAAGACACGGCAAAATTGGATGCATCCCCACAACAAAGATTGACCCAAGCAATTGCAGATTTGTGGAAAACAATGCAACCATTAATGGCAACAATTGCCGAATTTGTAGGCAAGATTGCAGATTGGATGGCAAAAAATCCTGAATTAACGGCAACCATTATTGCCGTGGTTGTAGCAATTGGGATTTTGATGGGCATATTCATGGCACTTGCCCCAATCATAACGGCACTTGTTGGATTGGCAGGATTCTTTGGTGTCACACTTGGGGCAATTGCAGCCCCAATCTTGATTGCAATAGGTGTGATTGCATTACTAATTGCCATAGGGGTTGCCCTTTGGAAGAATTGGGATGAAATCAGTGCAGGATGGGTGAAAGGTGTAGACAAAATCAACAAGTCAATTGAAAATTGGGCACAAGGTGTGAAAAAAAGATTCAATGAATCCATCCAAAGTGCAAAAGATATGGTGGCAAAAATCATCCAAGCCTTTGAAGATTGGAAAACAGGTGTTAGTAAAAGATTTAATGAATCAGTGGAAGATATAAAAAGGATATGGAATAAAGTTATGAAATTCTTTGAGGATATTGATCTTAAACAAATAGGAAAAGATATCATTCAAGGATTGATTGATGGTATTGGTTCAATGGCAAATAAAGTGAAAGAAAAAGCAAGGGAAATTGCAAATGGAATTGGGGAAAAAATTAAAAGCATTTTGAAACTTGGTTCCCCTTCAAAACTTATGATTTCTTATGGAAAATTTACAGGTGAAGGACTTGCAATTGGTCTTGAAAATTCACTTGGTATGATTAAAAACATGGCAGAAAAAATGTCTAAAAATGCAATACCTGATATTGAAATGGATATACCAAAATCCAAACAAGTTTCTGCACCTGCAGGAAAATCAATGACAGTGAACATTCATTCACCAAAAGCATTGGATATCCGTGAAGCAAGTAGAGAGTTCAACAGAACATTAAATAAAATGTCATTAATGTGGTGAAAAAAAATATGATGTTAAAAATTGAAAGCATACTTTTTTCAGATTCCTTTGGAAAAACGTATGAAATTAAACAACGACAAGTGGAATCATTCCCCCTTCAGGGTGGCGAATCTGCCAATTGGATTACAACAGAATCTTGGAACCAACACGGCAACACACCAATCAATGCCCTGATGCAACCCTATGAAGGGGAATTGGTCTTTATTATAAAAACAGGATATTTGCAGCCTGAACAAATTGCAGAAGAAAGAAGAAAAATCACCAACATCTGCAACCCCTTGAATAAGACCGTGAAAATGACAGTGACCTTGAATGATGGTTCTGTTTTCAACCGTGACATCACTTTCACATCTGCCCCTGTTTTCCCTATTGGTTTTGAAAACAGGAATAAGGATTGGCAAAAGGTTCAATTATTGTACAGTGCAAACAATCCTTTTTGGTATGCAGAAACAGAAATTATTGAATCTTTTCAAGGGGTGGAACCTTTATTCACATTCCCTTTCACAATGTCACCATTAGAACCAATCATCTTTGGGAACATCATCCCAAGTAATGTTGCAGTAAATGAAGGACAGGTTGATGCACCTGTTGTGATTGAAATTAAAGGTGCATGTGTGAATCCAAGAATTGAAAATGAAACAACAGGTGAATTTATTGCATTCAAAGATTTGGTGATGGATGCAGATGATGTCCTTGTGATTGACACGACTTTTGGACAGAAAAAGGTTGAACTGAACAAAGAAAATGTGTTCAATAAATTAGATTTTTCATCAACTTTCTTCAATCTGAAAATTGGTGAAAATGCAATTGATTTCACGGATGAAACAAGTTCAACAGAAACAACCATTCATTTTATTTATAAAAATCTATATATCACAATCTAAGGTGGTGAAATTGTGGCAATTGCATCATATTTTTTTGATTCAGTAAATGGTGATAGACCATATTCTGCACAAGCATTTGCAAAGGCATTTGACATTGTTTTTGAAAATGGGGTTCTTATTCGTGAAGCCGTGGGGGGAACACTTGGGTTTGACATTGGTGGGACAAATTTCACAACCCTTTATGAAGGCAAGGCAGTGATTGAAGGGCATTTTGTTGAAGTGACAGGAACAGAAACCTTGGTTGTTCCTGCAGGTTCCTATGCAGGGCAGGTTGTCATTCAAATGGATTTTGATGATACAAGGGATGCCAAAATTGTTGTGAAGATGGACAGGGTGCCAATTCAATCAACATCTTTTTATGAATTGCCTTTGTATAATGTCACCGTGGAAAGTAATATTATTACGGCAGTAACAGATATAAGATATCAGGGTGGGGCAGTGCCCAACAATCACAATCAAGAAATTGCAACCATCACAGGACTTCAGGCACATATTGACAAGGCAATGACTTGGGTTGCAGACACAAATGGTGTGAAATGTACAATGGGAAAATATAATGGAACAGGGAAACCTGTTGTTCTTTTTCTTACAACGGCACAACCCCCTGCAAGTGCATCTGAACACCGTGTTTGGATTCAAATTGATAATTTCTAGGGTGGTGATCTTATGGCAAAAGGTGTTTTATATAAATTTAATGCATCCACATGGTCAAAATCACAAGCCAAAAAATTCAACGCATCTGCCATTTCTGATGGCAAAGTGAAACATGCCAATGCATCAACTTGGTACGATAATTATCCAATGGAAGTTGAACAAACGGCAACATTCAGTGCTATTTGGTCAAATGGATGGCGTGGGGATGGTGTCAAACTTGACAAAGGTGTTTGGCAAAACAATATTCTTGTTGGTTCTACAACCAATTATATGGGCATGTTTGGATTCAACCAAGGTGACATTCAGGCATGGTTGAAACCCAATGTTGATTTTGGTGGGGTGACAAAGGCACTTTTATATGTGAATTGTTATGAAACCACAACCAATGGTTCCCCTGATGTGACAATTGGGAAACATTCGTATGCATCAGAACCAAGTGGAAATTGGAATGGTGCAAATGCAGATTATGGTGATGCATCTGCCCTGCATGTTCCAAACCAAGCACTTGGGGGATATGTTGTGACATTGAAAAATACACAAATAACATTGGCAAATAAAAGAACGGCAATTGGTGGGATTGCAATGAAAGGGCAAGATGCAACAAGTGAAAATCACGGAAAATTTAATGGTTATAACTCTTATAATGTAAGACTTGTAATCACTGTACTGAAATAGGTGGTTCTTTACATGAACAGTTTGACAATAAATATTTTCACCAATGAATTGATTTGGATGGGGCAAGTTGACAGTGTGAAATCATTGGTTCACAGGACATCATGGCATGAAATTCCCACAAGTGAATTGACCGTTTCAAAAACGGCACAAGGGGTGGGTGAACTTCAAATTGGCAGGATTCTTGTTGTGAACAATCAAAGGGATAAGGCATTGATAATTGAGGATTTCACAACAACCCTTGATAATGAATTTATCACTTTCACCTGCATTGCCCTGAAAGGAATGTTGAATTATAGAATTGTCCATCCCAATGACAGTGGTGGGGTTGGCAATGCACCTTGGGTTGCAAAAAGACAATCACAGGTGATGATGTGGATGGCATCTGATAATCTTGTGACCCAAACACGTGACCCAGACAGAAAGTTTTGGAATAATGACGGAACCGTGAACATGTTCAGGGTTGCCCCCATTAAAATATTTGGTGAAATAATTGATTTCACCGTGGATTGGAACACAGGATATATGGGGGATACCATCACATCCATTGCGAAAATGTACGGCATCACCACAACGGCACCTTTGGGTTGGAATGTGTACATCACTGATGATTATAGTGCATTTGAAATGGATGTTTGGTATGGAAGGCATAAACATATCAATCAGACAGATTTGCCCCCTGTTGTGTTCAGTGAAGAATTTGGGAACATTAAAAATGCAACATATCAATATTCCATAAAGGAATGGCGAAATGTTTCATATATGACTTGGAACAATGGAACAACAGACCAAAACACACCTGTTGGAAATACATCAAGGGGTGCAACAATATCTTTCAATAGAAAAGAAATCATAATCAGTTCATCAAAGAAAACTTCAACTGAAGTGGTTAATGAAGGCAGATCAGAATTAAATAAAAGACCCCATGTTGAAAGTTTTCAAGCAGAAATCTTGAACAATGACAGGACAATGACAACCTACAATGAAGATTGGATTGTTGGTGATATTGTCACTGTTCAATCAAAACAAGTCTTGCAAGATGCATTGGTGTCAATTGATGCCCAAATAACCCAAATAGAAGAAACTTATGATTCAGGTGAATATTCCATCAATGCAACCTTTGGTGAAGGAAAACTTTCACTGATTCAATTGATTAAAAATGCTATTGAACAAAGATAAAAAGGAGTGAAATATATGTGGGATACAGAAGTATTATCATCCATCACACTTGGTGCAACGGCAACCGTTCCAATTGTAATTGCATTGACCCAAATTGTAAAAATGGGGGGATGGATAAGTGATAAATATATGCCATTCGTTTCAATAGTGTTTGGTATATTGATTTCATTTCTTTTTGCCCATGATTCAGGTGATTTTAGTGCAAACGTACTTGCAGGAATATTATTTGGGTTGGCTGCAAGTGGACTTTATTCAGGATTAAAGGCAAGTACACAAGCATTTGCAAGGGAAAAGAGTATAAATAATAGAGAACAAAATAAACGCAAATAAAACCTAATGGAAGGGTTGATGTTTTAAAATGGTTCTTATTTATCTTGATGCAGGGCATGGTGGCACTGATGGTGGTGCATCAAAAAACGGCATCAAAGAAAAGGATATTGTTTTAAAATTGGTTTTGAAAATGAAAAAAATGTTGGGTGAATATCAGAATGTTAAGGTGGAAACCACAAGGGAAACGGATGTTTTTCTTTCACTAGATGAAAGAACAAGAAAAGCAAACAACCTGAATGCAGATGTTCTTGTTTCTGTTCATTGCAACAGTGCAACACAAACATCTGCAAGGGGATTTGAATCATATATTTATCCTAATAGTGGGGCAAGTACAGTGGCATTTCAAAACGTGATGCATCAAGAAATTATCCGTGCAATGGGTAACGGCATCACCGACAGGGGCAAAAAAACGGCAAATTTCCACATGGTAAGGGAATCCAAGATGAAAGCCATCTTGACAGAAAATCTTTTTGTTTCAAATAGTGCAGATGCCAACCTTTTGAAAGATGATAAATTTTTGGACAAGGTGGCAGAAGGGCACGTGAATGGGTTGGTATCTTTCATTGGTTTGAAAAGAATTGAAAAACCCCCACAACCTGCCCCTATTGATGAAAAACTTTATAAAGTGCAAGTGGGTGCCTTTGCGGAAAAAGAAAATGCAGAAGCACTTGCCAATGATTTAAGAAAACAAGGGTATAGACCCTTTGTAAAATATGAATAATAATAATGGTTGATTGAATTGTTGTTGTACTAGCCATGAATGTCACCTTTCTTTTCAATTAAAGAAACCCCCTTCAATGGGGGTTTTTTTCATTCCAAATGTTTTGGTACTTCTTTTTGTATTTTGCCCCTTGCCTCATCAAAAACATTAGTCATTTCAGGAATTTGGATTTCTTGATATTTTGAATCATTGATTGCCTTCAAAATTTGTTCCATTGCATGGTCAAAGTATATTTTTTTAATGGGTTCATATTCAGGATATAGTTCAAAAGAAAGATTCCCACCAAATTCTAAAACAATGGTTTTACATACTTCAACAGATGGATAACCTTGTACTCTTATCCATGATTCTATTTGGTCTATTGTCATTTTGCTTTTTAAAATATTACTTTCAAGAAAAACACCATCTTTGTACAAGATCGTTGGTTTTGGAACGAAAAATTGTTCAAACCTATTCGATTTGACAATTAATTTTTCAAGAATGAAAACAAATAAAACAATTGAAGCAACAACCACCAATCCAATCAAAATCCTATATGGTTTTGTAATCAATGCCCCAAGTGTACTTGATAAAACAAAAATGAAAAGAATATTGGGGATTGTCAAAGTGTTTATGCTTTTTTTACCTATGATTTTGATTGCTAAAATTCCAAACATTAAAATTAGCATTACACCTATAATTTGGGCAACAATATCTTGAGTGGTATGGGCATTCCAATCATGCAGATATTTGTGCCATATATCCAACCACATTGGCAATCATCCCTTTCAATGAATAATTTGGCATCACTAATATAATCATTTACCGTGAATCTTAATATATACAAGGTGAACACCTTTTAATGGGGCAAAAATCCGAACCAAGAACATGTTCTTGATGCCCTTGCAAGGCATTTTGTGATTTCTCGACCAACAGAACCGTTCCTTGAAGTCTACACCAAAAAATAAATGTTTCTAATCACATACTGTAAATGGCTACGATTTACAAAAATGTGTATTGCGTAATGGTGAAAAAAACTAATGGCGAAAATGTGAAACAAGGAAAAAGGGAATCCAAAATGGGTTCCTTTTTTATTTTGGGCAATATTAAAAAGGTAAAACCAAAACAAAAGGAGAGTGGGAAAGATGAAAAAAATCATGTTGTCAGTTTTGATGTTGATGATGTTTTTGCCTTCAATATCCTTTGCACAAGGAACAGATACATACATTGTTCAAAGAGGTGATTCCCTTTGGAAGATTGCCGTGAAATATCAGATTGGTGTGAAAGAAATCATTCAAGCCAATCCACAATTCAAGAATCCTGATATGATTTATCCCAATCAAAAAGTGAACATCCCAAACATTGATGCAACCAAGAATGTTGAACAATCAGTTTTGACAATAGTGAACCAAGAACGGCAAAAAAATGGTTTGGCTGCTATCCAAATGGATTGGGAATTGCAACGTGTGGCAAGAACAAAGGCATGTGATATGGCACAAAAGGGATACTTTTCACACACATCCCCCACATATGGTTCCCCATTCGATATGATGAAACAGTTTGGTATTTCATATAGAACTGCAGGGGAAAATATTGCACAAGGGCAAAGAACACCACAAGAAGTGATGCAATCTTGGATGAACAGTTCAGGACATAGGGCAAACATCTTGAAAAGTGATTTCACACACATTGGGGTTGGGTATTGTGAACAGGGCAATCAATGGGTTCAAATGTTTATTGGTAAATAAGATGAGAAAAACAATTATATTATCAATCGTTTCTATTGTTTTGTATTTAATCACCATGTATTTAAGAAGAAAAACAAATGAAGAAATTAAAAGTGAAGCCAATGAACCTGAATTAGTAGTAGTAAAAAATAATGAAGATATTATCAATGAAGATGAGATCAACGAAAAAGAAATGGAATGCTAAAAGGTATAAAAGAACTATGAAAAAGTAATAATGGTATAAGATTAAACATCCTTTCTTTTCAAGAACCAAGGTTCCTGCCCTTGGTTCTTTTCCTGTTATTACTATGTACTTTTGTTCAGGGCAATGCTATTATATACAAGTATCACCAAGCAAAAATAAGGGGGAAGAAAAATGAATCCAACAAAAAATATGAAAGATATGTCCACACAAGAATTGCAAGGGATGTTGACAACAATGGAATCACTATCAATTTCAAGTGCAGACCATGTGAAAAAAGTTATCAATGAAATCAAAAAGGAAATCAAAAAAAGGGGGTGAAATAATTTGACCGATTTTTTTAGAAGCATCCGTGGGGTGCAATTGGCAGAAACCATCATCAGGGAATTGCCCAAATTGGTGAAAGAACTAAAAAGATGCAATGACTTGAAAGAACAGGAATTGAAAGGGGAAAATCATGAAACAGGAACAGAATGAATTGTATGCACAAATATATCAATTGTTATCACAGAAAGAAAAGAACTTGGTATCTGAAAGAATCAAAAGAGGGATTGCACGGAAAAAAGAAAAGCAGGGGGAAAAAGAAAATGGCAAAGTGTGAAATTTGTGAAAAGGATATGTTGAAGGCAAAAGGTTGTTTGCATAGGGATTATTTCATTGATGAAAAAAGGATTCCTGCCTTGGTACACCGTGACAAATATGTTGTGTCAGACCGTGGGCACAGGTGTGGGGATTGCAATGCAAAAGAAGGGGAACCACATCACATGGGTTGTGATATGGAAGAATGTCCATCATGTGGGTTGCAATTCATTTCTTGTGATTGTGATGTTAGTGAATCTATTATGGTATTTCCAAAGGGCAGAAAGTGACATTCATGGGGTGCAGAAGCATCCCTTTTTTCTTTGCCCTTATCATGTACTTTTGTTCATGGTTGTGATAATCTTTGGTTAAAGTTCATATTTTTGAAAGGATGCAAATACAATGAAAAAAGAAACACTGTTTGAAAATATTCTTGGTTCAAGTGATGTTCAGGAAATCCTTTGCATCAAACGTGTCAGGTTGAAAGAATTTGTTGATGAAGGCAGACTGAAACCAATCAAAGCATTGAAAAGAGAATTATTATTTTGGAAACCTGATGTGGAAAAGTTGAAAAGAGAAATGTTGAAGGACAAAAGAACAAACCTTTATAAACAGGAAGGGTGATTCATATACCACACAGGAAAAGATTCTTGACCTATTGTGAAGGGTGTGAAGGCTATACCATGCAACAACCATCCGATTGGATGTTGAAGCATATGAAAAGAAATAAAATTGATACATGGGTGATTCAGAAGGTTTGTGAACATTGTCTGAAGAAAAGAAAGGATGATGAAAATGGTATTAAAAACAAATGAAGACCTTATCAAGATGGCATTTGATTATGTAAGGATGGCAGAAGAAGATGCAAAAGAAAATCCCACATCTGATGATATTCAAATTGTTGTTGTGGAACCAATGAAAAAACCATATAAAAAGACCATTCCAAACACTTTGGAATCAATGCAGGAAATTGTGGCAGGATATATTGAAATCCTGCCTTTTGGCAAAACTGAAACAGGTGGCAGTTTGGCAATCACTTATAATGGGGAAGGCGAAAAGATGAATCTGCCTTTTAACAGAAAAGTAAATGGCAGTAATTTTTCAGAAATTGTGGTTGGCACCTTTTTCATCACCGCATATAATATGCAAGGTGACAATATCAGTTTGAATGATTTACAATGTGAAAAAATGATAAAAAGATTTCTTGGATTGGAAGTGTATCTATAATGGAATTGGTTGAAAGAAGTTTTGTCCAAACAGAAAGTGGTTTTGAACACACAATCAGGTTTGAATTTGAGAAACGGACATTCATGGCATATGTGATTGAAACAGTGGAAGAAACATTCATAAGGGATTGTTATTTGGTGCAGGATAATCTGTTCCCCATTGATATCCCCAAATATTTTGGAGAATATAAAAGTGATGTGTATTCCTTTATTTATAGCAACATACAAAATGGATTTCCATCCTAAAATGAAGCCATCCCCCTTGGGATGGTTTTTTTGTTGATGATTGATCTTCTTGCAAAATGCCCAAACTGTTGAAGACAACAGGAAGGGATGATTTGCAGTGAAGATGTTGGAATTGTTTGCAGGAACAAGAAGGATGTCAGATGCATTTGAACAAAAAGGGTTTGAAACATTCACGATTGAAATTGATGAATCATTCCCAAGGATTGATTTGTATCAAGATATTATGACAATTTCAAGTGAAGACATTTTGGGGTTGTTTGGGCAACCAAAAGTGATTTGGGCATCACCTGTTTGCACAACATACAGTGTGGCTGCTATTTCCAAACATAGAAGAAAAACCCAAGACAACTTGGAACCAATCAGTGAATTTGCAAAACATTGTGATGCAATGGTGATACATACTTTAAAATTGATTGAAGACCTAAAACCCAAGTATTTTTTCATTGAGAATCCTATGGGTGCCCTAAGAAAAATGAAGTTCATGCAGGGCATTCCAAGGCATACAGTGACATATTGCCAATTTGGAGAAATATATATGAAACCAACCGATATTTTCACCAATCATCCTGCCCCTAATTTCAAACCACCTTGCAAGAAAGGTGCCCCATGCCATGAACCTGCCCCAAGGGGTGCCCAAACAGGGACACAACGAATGAAAAACCCAAAGGATAAGGCAAAGATTCCAATCATGTTATGTGACCATGTTGCAGGGATTTGTTGTGAATGATTTGTTTGTTTTGTTCAGGGGTTTTGGTTTGGCAAAATGATTTCACGTGTGAAGATGTTTATTTTTGCCCATGTGATTCAGGCATCATCACTTTTTGGGATTGTTCCAATTGTGATGCCCATTATCAAATTACTTTGCATTGTGAAGGGGATTAAAAAAAACCACAACAACGGGTTGTGGTTTAAGTAGGAGGAACACCAAAGAAATGCCGTTCTATGGTGTTGATCTTATTTTGCACTTGTTGTGTTTGGTTCTATGCAGAATGACCCATACTGAAAAATATGGAAAGGGTGACAATCATGGATGAACAAAAAATGACTTGTGGTGAAAAATTCAGGCAAGGAAAAACCCCTACAAAAGAAATCACAATTGAAGGTGTGGGCACCGTGTTTTTATATGGAACATGGGATGCAGAAAAATTAATAAACAGACTTTTGGATTGTGATGAAATAACAGGTTAAAAGCCTGTTATTTTTTTGTGAAAAAAACTTCAGATTTTGGACACCATTTGTGAACAGACTGTTTCCAAAATCTGAAACTAATGTTATACTAATAGATGTTGATATATCAACGATTAAACACTATTGGAAGGATGAAAGAAATATGGCAGTCAGAAAAGTAGCATGTATTTATCCAAGGAAATCACGTGAAAATGCAGTGACCCTTGACGGACAGATTCAAGCATGTGTGGATTGGTGCAACAGGAATGAAGTTGACTATGAAATTTTTGCAGAAGAAGGCAGTGCATCATCAGAAGATTGGAACAGACCAAAATTGCAAGAAATGATAAAAGCCGTTCAAAATTATGAATATAACTTGGTTGTTGTTACGGAACAAACAAGAATATGCAGGGATGACCATTTCCCAATTTTTAAAGAAATTTTGAGAGATACAGAAACCCTTTTTGTAACGGCAGACAACAATTCAATCTTTGACTTTTCCAATCCTGATGATGAACTAAAATCAGATATCCTTCAGGCAGTGGGAAAAAATGAACTTTCAAGAACCAAGATAAGATTGAAAAGGGGAACAGTTCAATCTGCCAAAAAAGGCAATTACCAAGGTAAAAAACCACCTGTTGGATATGAATATAATCATAACACAAAAAGACTGAGATTGAATGAAGATGCCCCTGTTGTTAGAAGGTTGTTTGAAATGTATCTTGAAGGATATTCAACCACCGAGATTTCACACATTTTTGTCAGGGACAATGTTCTTGCATATCGAAAAGTAAAAGGTGAAATGGTTCCAATCACATGGTCAAAATCAACTGTTGCAAGAAGTTTGAAAAACATTGTTTATGCAGGACATACTTTGTTTGGAAAAACCAAATTGAAAAAAATCAAAGGTAAAAAAGAACAGATTGCAGTGAATGAAGAATTTCATATTTTGGTTGAAGATACACATGATGCAATTGTGACACCTGAAGAATGGAACAAAGTGCAAGAATTAATAAGTAAGAAAAGAAGCCAACCACCTGCCATGAAACATGCAAAACACACTTTCAGTGGTTTGATTGCATGTGAATATTGTGGAAAAATCCATACCTTTGAAAAGCAAAAAGATACAAAACAGGAATGGCGAATCAATTCATGTACAAAAAGAATCTACAATGAAGAAGGCACCGAATATAAAATGTGTCGAAATAGTGGGTGCAAATTGCACTTTGTGGAATCACTGTTCTATGCAACACTTGAAGACATTGCAAAACGACTTGAAGATTATATTGAACTTGTGAAAGAAAAGAAAATATCAGATGAAGATGCCCAAAAAACCAAAGAAGCAAAAAAGAATGCAAAATTAGTTCAGATAGATAAATTGAAAAAGAAAAGAAGAAAGATGATGCAATTAATTGAAGAAGGATTTTATGATGATTCTGAAGAAGAAAATGAAAAAATGCAGGAAATAAAAGCAATACAACATGAAATAGTATCATTAAAAAGGGAAGTTGAAGAAATTATTGAAGTGCAAGAATCATCTGCAACAGTGCAAATTGAAAAAGTTTTGTACAAGATAAGGGAAATTCTTTTGGGAAAAGGAATTGGCAGTGTAATGGATGAAAGAAAGGTAAATGAACTATTACATGATTTCATTGATAAAATTTATTACAGTAAAGATGGAAGACATTCAGATGTGAAAATCAG